TCGAAGGCACCGTAACGTGCTTGTCGACGCGCCCTGACCTGCCCCCGGAGACCTTCCTGGGCCGACCCGTGTCGCTCCAGCTGGTCACCGACCGGGGCAAGCTGCACCCGATCAATGGCATCGTGACCCACGCCCGCATGGGCCATTCGGACGGTTCCCTGGCTTGCATTCAACTGACGGCGCGCGACGCGCTGACCATCCTTGAGCAGCGCACCAACAACCGGATATTTCGGCGCATGAGCCTGCCGGATATCCTGGAAACGCTGATCCGGGAATGGCGCGGGCGCAGCCCCACCCTGGCGCGGGCTTTCGATTTCGAGCTGCTGATCGACCACGCCCAATACCCCGCGCGGCATCAGACCCGCCAGGCCGGCGAATCGGACGCGGCATTCATCCAACGCCTGTGCCGCTTCGCCGGCATCTTCTGGTTCATCCGGGCCGGCAAACGGGACGGCGCCGACAGCGACACGCCCGTGCATACGCTGGTGTTCTGCGACAACCCGATGCTGCTGCCGCAAGCACCCGCCGGCACGGTGCCCTATCACCACGGCGCGGCCGTCAAGGACAGCGATTCGATCACGCTGCTGGCGGCGGCGCGCTCGCTGGTGCCCGGCGGCGTGCGGCGCGCGAGCGGCGACTACAAGACCGGCAAGATGGACGTGGCGGAGTTCGACACGATCATCGATCAGGGCGAGGCCGGCAACGACTTGGCCGCGTTGCTCACGGATTGGGTCATCGACCCGCCGCACGCGGGCGACTCGCGCGACGACCACACGCGGCTGGCCAAGGCCCGCATCCTGGCCCATGAGCACCGGGCCGAATGCGTGCACGGCGCCAGCGACGTGCGCAACCTGCCGCCCGGCACGTGGTTCGCCCCGTCCGGTCATCCGGAAATGGATGGCCGTGAGCCGGAGCAGCGCCAGCACATCGTCGTCAACCTGCGCCACCGTGCCGCCAACAACTTCCCCAAGGCGCTCGGCGCGCGGGCGCAGGCCCTGTTCACCGCCAGCCGCTGGCAATTCGATCCGCTGCCGCTCGGTGAGGACGGGCAGTCGCGCTACGAAAACACCTTTCTCTGCGTGCGCCGGGGCGTGCCACTTACGCCCGCTTTCGATCCGCGCATCGACTTTCCACCGGTCGAGCCGTTTTCCGCCTGGGTGGTCGCCGGGCAAGGCGAGTCGGTCCACTGCGACGAATACGGCCGCATCAAGGTCCAGATCCCCGGCCTGCATCCCGACGACCACGCGCACGCACAGGGCACCGGCACCAGCGGGACCGAGCGCGACAGTGCCTGGGTGCGGTTGCTCTCCCCGTGGGCGGGGCCGAATCATGGCTTCGACATGCTGCCGCGCGCGGGCATGGAAGTGCTGATCGGCCATCTCGGCGGCGACCCTGACAAGATGATCGTTCTCGGGACCGTCCACGGTGGCCCCAACAGGCCAGCCACCTTCAGCGGCGTGGGCTCGCTGCCCGGCAACAAGCACGTCACGGGGATCAAGACCCAGGAGATCGACGGCACCGGCTTCGGCCAGTTGCGCTTTGACGACACGTCCGGCAAGGTCAGCAGCCAGCTTGCCAGCACGCACTCGGCCACTGAACTGAATCTCGGCTACCTCACCCACCCTCGCACGGACGGACACGCCAAGGACCGCGGCGAGGGGGCGGAACTCGCGACCCGCGCGGCCGCCGTGGTGCGGGCGCTCCAGGGCCTGATGCTGACGACCTTTGCCTTCGACGCCGGCCACCAGCTCGACCGCGACCACCTGAACACACTGCTCGCCGAAGGCCTGGAGCTGTTCAAGGCCCTGGGCGACTACGCCGGCCAGCATGGCGGCACCGCGGCCGACACCGCGGCACAGGACCAGCTCGCGTCGATCCTCAAGAACTGGGACCCGTCCGGCGCCAACGGCGGCGCGGCGAACGATGCGCAGGCGATTCTTGCGTTTGGCGCGGCGGCAGGCTCGGTCAACCTCACACCCAAAACCCACGTGACCTACGCGGGCCAGAACATCGACCAGGTTGCGCAACAACACCTGCAGCTCACCAGCGGTCAGCGCTTCAATGCGTTCGCCGGGCAAGGCATGCATCTGTTCGCGCGCGGGCAAGGCATTCAGGCCATTGCCAACGAGGGGCCGCTGGTCTTGCAGGCGCAGGCCGATGCGCTGATGGCTACCGCTCAGAAGGGCATCAAGCTTGCCGCCAATGAACAGGTCGTCATCACCGGCAAGACGCTGCGCTTCGTCGCCGAAGACGGGAGCAGCATCACGATCGGCGACGGTGGCATCACTCTTCACACTAACGGCGCGTTCAAGGCGCTAGCCGGGGCGCACGATTGGGGTGGGCCTGCTGCGGACAGCGCGCCGCACGTGGACTTTGGGAAGGCGCCCACCGACCAGCGCTTCCGCGCGCACTACGCGGGCGATACGGAAGCACCCATCGCCTATGCCGCCAACCAGCCGCATGACATCCGGCTACCCGATGGCAGCCGGATCAAAGGCAAGAGCGACGGCGGCGGCCTCACGGACACCCTCAAGGACAACGCCATGCGCATTGCTCGCATCAACATGTTCATGCCGACACTCTGAAGGAGGCCGCCATGCCGAACGACAACAAGGACTATCACGTCATCGCCAGCGCGTCGGGCATTCTGCATTCCAACCGCGCCGGGGACCGCCTTGTCGAGATTCCACGTGAACTGCCCGGCATCGTCATCTTCATCCACGGCGTGAACGATCCAGGCGCGGTGTATGAGACCGTCGAGACGGGGTTGAACCAAGGGCTCAATGAGCGGTTGTCGCGGAGCGATCTGAACAAGGGGGAGTATGGCGGCCGCTACAACGCAGTGAAGAAGAAGTCCAGGGGGCAGCAATCGCGGCTGGAAGCCAAAATTCTGAACGACCCGGACATGTACCTATACGAGCGTGCTGAGAAGCCTGGCGTCACGCGCAGCGCCTTCATCCCGTTCTATTGGGGCTACCGGGCCGCCAGCGACGAAATTGCGAAGGTCAACGATGCCGGCGTCGTGAAAAGCACGGTGGCCGACGCGAACGGCAACCTGATGACGCGCGGTCAGTACCAGGACAAGAAAGGCAACCGGCTGGATGCGCACTTTGCGAGGGCCGGCGGGTTCTTTGCGAACGCGACCAACAATATCCCCGAGATGTACGGCGAGGGCTTCCACCCAGGTCACGGCGCCCGCATCATGTCGGAGTACAAGCTGGCCGGCAACTACACCTATGCGGGCGCCGGACCGGACCGCCGATACTTCGTCCTGGCGGCACACCGGCTGGCCAACCTGATTTCGACCATCCGCGACATCACGCCCACCGCCGTTGCCGAAAGCTATGGCCTCAACCCCAAGCACGAGACCATCACGGTCCTCGGCCACAGTCAGGGCACGATCATTACGCTGCTGGCCCAGGCCATCCTTGTGCAGCAAGGCAAGCGGTGCATCGACTGCTTCATCCTGGTCGATACGCCCTACAGCCTCTATGACACGGATGGCTGTTCGCAGACCGCGCACGCCAAGCTCAAGACGCTGGTGGATATCGTCAACGAAGTCACCAAGGCGCCCTACACCATCCCCGAGCTGGCGGAGCTGCTAGTCGGCCATGAGAAATATGGCGGCCGCACCGGCTCCGGCTGGACACCCAAGCAGGGCAAGCGCCGGGACAAGAGCGGCAAAAACTGGATCACGTTCGACGAGCGGGACAACCGCGGCAAGGTGTATCTGTACTTCTGCCCCGAGGACACCGTGGTCGGCCTCAAGGATATCCGCGGCATCGGCACCTTTGGCGTGCCGGACACCGTGCCCGGCGATGTGACCGACAAGAACAAGAAGCCGGCCGCGATGCCCGCGATGGATGCCTTGAAGGGCAAACGCTTCTTTCAGCGGATGTGGACCCGCATGGAACGTGACCGCAACGGCGACGGCCGGCCGGACCGGGTGCTGGTGGGCACCGCGCCCGCCAGGGTCCCGGTGCGCACCGAGAACGAACGCCTGCAGACAGGGCCGAACTCAGGCCGCACGCTCAAGGACACCGCCGTTGCACGGGGAAAGAACGTGTACCTGCAGGCCAACTTTACGCGCAGCGACATGCGCTTCATCAACGGTGAGGAACTGAAGCCGCCGTGCGAACCGGAGCTGTATGGTGGTGAAGTCGTGCGCGGTGGCCCCCAACCAGGTTTTGTCGATCTGCCGGGCCGCGTGACGCCGGACGATGTGAGCAAGAGCATCGGACTAGGTAACCAGTATGCGGACTTCAACTGGATCACGATGGCGCACGGAAGCGGCACGCCGGACCTGGAGAAGTACAAGCGCGAGTTCAATGAAAAAGCCGGAGAAGACATCAACAACCAGGCGCACAACTGGCGTGTTGTGAAACAACGCTTCTCCAGCGACTACAGCATCGAGCGCGAGGAAACCCCCAACGAGGCGCGCGCACGCATGGCGAGCGACCCGGCCGCCCGGGACGAGAACAACTATCACTCGGCGATACTTGCCCACACAGAGAACCATCGCTGGGTCACGGCGATGGACGTGGCAATAGGACAGGCCATCACCATGAACGACCCTGTGTGGCGCGACCTACTGATTCGGATGGGGGATTGGAAGCTTGATAGAGATGCTGCAACCAGACTGACAGCGAACACGAACTACGGCCGGTTGAGTCCAGAGACGCAGAATCTGCTGGAGGCTTGTATTAGGTATTACCAACGCGGGGTGTTTCCCGACAACAGCGTCGTGCCGCTGGAGCTGCCGCCGCTGGTGACCAGCGAACTGAAGCCGGCCGTGCAGAAAGAACTCGATCGGCAACAGCAAGAACGTGCAGCGGCCGAGGCTCGGCAATACCAGAACAGCGTCGACTGGAGCAAATTCTCAAACATGCGATGGTAAGAAAGAAACCGAAAATCTGGCCGTATGCGACCGCGTTCGCACTGGCGGCCTTTCTGTGGACCCTGCGCGTGATGGCGGGGTATTACGAACACTGGCAGGCGACTGGAATACAGGCACCGGATATGGGAATCAACATCAGGAACGGCATCTTGGCGGCAGCGGGCATTGCCGTAGCCCTCTACGGCGCGGGCTTCGCGTGGATGCACCGCGGCGCGCTGCGCGCTGCGGAAAGCGGTACAGCACAGGCTGCCACACCTGCTGCCGCGACCGTCACACACAACGACGCGCACACGGCGATGCTCGCGCAGACTGGGCAGCGCTTCGTGCTGGAGGTGCGCGGAGTGGGCGCGGTGGTTGGGCAGGACACCAACATCGAAATCTGGAAGGAGATCGAGGCAAAGGCCAATAACCATGTCTCCTATCGCTCCACCGATCCGAACGACTACCCGGACAGCCCTGATATTCAGCTGGGTGACCTCAGGCTGTCTAAAGGGCTCGCGTTTAAAGAGGCCGCCCGCAGAGCCGTCGAATACTGGCCAGTGCCGGTGATTGTGTGGGGACCACCAAAGGGAAAAAATAACGGTGACCGAGCAGCGGCTGACATTATGGGTTCACGACAGCAAGCAAGCTTGGGCGTGACCCTGTTCCTGTGGGAAGCCGATGCAAACAACGATGACGGCGCGGTAATGGTGCAGAGGCTGTTCGACTTCTTCGATACGCACCCGGACGTGCCCTCCGCTCTGGTCTTCAGCACAGATGGCACGCTGACCCGCCAATTGATGCGTGGCCCCGGCAGCAGTAAGCCCTCGGACCGCTACCGCATCCCCGATATGCCAGACAGCATGGCGGCAATCCTAGTCTCGCGCTCAGATCGCGTTGACCGCCTGATCCGGCCCTTCTCGGTTGAGCAGACCGCCAACATCAACAAGGACACCACCGAATACGACATCACCAAGCTCTGGAACTTCTACTGGAAAAAGAGCGACGGACAGGGACCGGACGGGTTCGACGCGCATTACAAGGAACAGGCAAAAAATGACGGCGCCGACCGTCCACGGCCACCTGGCGTCATGTCGTCAGACTGGTGGATCAAGCAACTTCCCGACCTGTGGCGCGACATTGGCAACAAGGGACCCGGGCAGTTCACGCCCTCACCCTACATTCCGGTGCGCTGGACCACGTGGCAGGTCAAGGCATTCGACGACGCGCCGCTGCTCGGATATTGGCATCGTCCGATCAATGTCAAGCTCACAGACGGCCACGGCAAGCCGCTGCGCGGCCCTGACCAGGCCGAGGCGCTGAAGGCAGGATGGGAGCAGGCCCTCGCCACGCTTCCCGAAGGCGAGAAGCCGCCGACGCGCGTGTTCTATGACACCACCGGAGACAGGCTGTGGACGATTCCGCTGACCCAAGCCTTTGCACTGGTTGGGCCGTCCGCGCCCCAGCTCGGCGACGTGAAGGAAGGCTACGATATCGGCGCGCGCATCGGTAACACCGGGATCAGTTCACCGCTGGTGCAAGTCGGTCTTGGCCTGATTGCAAGCTACGTGCAGGGCGGTGCCAGCGCGACCGTCAACCGGCGACCGAACGGCACTGCGACCATCACCATGGTCAGCCCTCCCGACGCGGCGACCAAGGCGGCGTGGGTGCAGCAGTACGGCAAGAACGATCCTTTCGGCGGCGTTCAGCCCTTGGAGTGAGGCACGGGAGACCAACGATGCGCGGTGTGATTCGAGTAGGTGACCAGACTAGCCACGGCGGCCAGGTTCTGACGGGCGCGGAAAATTCTCGCGTGATGGGCCAGCCCGTGGCCCGCGTCGGGGATAAGTGTTCCTGCCCGATGCAAGGACATCAGGATTGCAAGATCGTGGAGGGTGACCCCAACGTGAAAATTGAGGGCCGCATGGTCGCTTTCCACGGGCACAAGGTGTCATGCGGTGCGACGCTGATTTCGAGCGCGCCGAATTCAGGGCGGTCTTGACGCTCGCTTGCTGCACTGGCATTTGGGCATCCTCCCGGATGCCCAACGAACTATGAAGGGGTGGTATCGGAGACACCAGCGGCCAGCGCATACGGCTCGAACCGCACCACCTCCTCGCCGATCCAGTCATTGATTGCCAACAGGCGGTTCTGGAGCGGCTTCACCTCGTTGAGCGCGAATACCTTCGCGGCCTTCTCCACGTCGCCGAATCCGCCGGTGTTGTTCGGGACAATGCCCATGAGCTGCGGTGGCACCCGGTGCGCGGCAAGCTGATCGTCGCGCGTGATGTTCTTGATATGCCAGAACTCGTCTTTCGCCGCCACCTCGGACACGGGCAGTAGCTGGATCCCGTCCTTCTTGCCGTTGGGCGCGTACATGAACAGGTTGCGGAAGTTGCCCGGCCCCTTCGCCCCCTTCATCGCCTCGCGCAGCGTGTCGACATCCTCCTGCTTCTGCGCGGCGTCCGTCATGTAGAGGATGAAGCCCGCGTGTGAGCCGTTCTTGTAGTACCGCCGCCGGAACAACGTGGCCGACTCGTTGAGCCACGTGGCGTTCAGCGCGGACAGGTATTCCGGCAGGCCGTACACCTCCTGGTTGATGTCCGGTTCCTGAAGGTGGAAGACCGAGCCGGTGGCGAAGGTATACGGCTGCGGCAAGTTCTGCACAAAAAAATAGGTGTTCAGATCGAGCCCGCGCCGCACGTACTTGGCCAGGGGTGCATCCAACCGCATGGCACTCCCCAACACGCTGTCGCGGCGCTCCAGGTAGCCGTTTCCGAACACCTGCCAGTCGAGCACGAGGCGTTCGAACGTTGCGCGCGAGAGCAGCGGGTGCGGGATGAACGTGCTGACCAGGATATTGCGCTTCACGTACACGGCCGAGCTGTGGTGTGCCGCGGCGCGGAACGAGCGCGCCAAACCGTCCCATGGCAGGGGCGGTTCGTACCACTGGCCCATGCGCATGCACTCCACGTAGTCCAGCAACTCGCGCCGGTCCAGCACTTCGATCGGATCGCCGAACGAGAAGACTTCGGCCCGCGCGGCCCGGTCGGCGTGGTGCTCGGCTGGCGCCTCGGCATTGGCGGCGCGCAGGTGGGCGGATGCCGCGCGCGCGGCGCGGCGGGTCTTGTTGCGGCTCATGACAGCTCCAGGATGCTGGTGTTGGTGGTGGTGACGCCTTCGAGGGGTTCGTGCGAAAGCGCATGCATGCAGGCCCACGCCAGGTCGGCGTGGCTGGTTTCCTCCGAGCGGCCGGCCTGATAGGTGACGCGGCCGCCGGCGGCGGTGACGGTTTTCTTGATCGACATGAACGACGCGGCGAAATCGGTCCAGCCCGCATCGAACTCCAGCCGTCCTTTGCTGATGACGTCGTGCGCCTTGAGCACCAAGCCGGTTTTCACGTCGACGGAATAGGTGAAGCCCTCGGCGTCCGGGCGGAACTTCTGCACCAGGCGGAACACCGCATCGCCGATGCCGGTCCGGTCGATGCCGACATAGGCCACGTTGTACCGCTCGCACACGCGGCGGATGGCGCCGGCCTGTTCCTCGTAGTCGATGCCGCGGAACTGGTGTTTCTCCAGCACGCGAAACTTGCCGCCTGGCACCAGCGGGGGCGCGACCACCACCAGCGCGGCGCTGTCGCCGCCACCACCGTTGGGATCGTAGCCGACCCATACCGGCCGATTGCCAAACGGTCGCGGTGCGAACGGCCGGAAGTCCTCCCAGACCTCCCAGCTGTCCACCATCCCGCGCATGAGCATCGAAAGCGGAAACACGGACGCGTTGTCGTCAATGAACGCGCACATGAGCAGGTTGGCGAAATCGAGTTCGCTGTACTCCAGGCGCAACTGGTCGAGGTCGAACAGGTTGCAGCCGCCGCGTACGGCGTCCTCCACAGTCACGATCTGGCGCCACTGGCCGTCCGCGCAGCGCAGGCCGTTGCGCAGCACGGCGTGGCTCACGTCGATCTTGACCTGCCTGTCTTTCACCTTGCCGCGATTGAACAGCGCGCCGGACCAGAACGGGTAGGCCTCATGCGACAGGCTGGACGGTGTGGAGAAGTACGTTTGCCGCCATTGCCGGTGGATCGCCATCCCGGACGCCACCTTGCGCAGCTCTTGGAAGCGCGGCACCCAGAAGTACTCATCGAAATACAGGTTGCCGTGGTAGCTCTGCGCCGTGCGGGCATTGGTGCCCAGGAAGTACAGCGTGGCACCGTTGGGCAGCACCATCGGATCGCCCTTCAGCTCGACGCCGGCCGCGTCCTTCGCGAACTGGATGATGTACTGCTTGAAGACGTGCGCCTGTGCCTTGCTGGCCGATAGAAAAATCTGGTTGCGGCCGGTGGTCAGCGCATCGATAAACGCTTCGCGCGCGAAGTACCACGTCGCACCGATCTGCCGGCTCTTGAGCAGGTTGCGGATCCGCTCGACCTGCCCCGCCTCGTACCAGACGCGCTGGTAGTCGAACATCGAGTCGTGGAAGGCCTTCAGGAGCTTCGTCTGTTCCTCGGGGCTGATCGCGTTGCGCTCGGGCTTGCTGCGTGGCCCCTTGTTGCGGTTCGCCACCTTCGGATTCAGGTCGGTCTCGTTGCCGCTCGCCTCGTACCGGCGCACGCGCGCCATGCGCTCCATCTGTCGGCCGAGCAGGTCGATTTCCTTGTAGTCCCTGCCCTCCTTCACTTCCTTGCCGATGAGCTGCGCCATGCGCTCTTCGATGCTGGACGCCACGCGCTCCACTGCATCGGTCGCGTCCCACCCATCGCGGCGCTTCCAACTGTGCACCGTCACAGGCTTGACGCCCAGCATTTCCGCGATGCGGGCGACCCGGTAGCCCTTCCAGTACAGCGAGCGCGCAATGCGGCGCGGGTCCTTTTCGGGATCGATCGAGAGAGAGACGAGAGGCGGCAGCGTGGTCATGCAGCCACGCTACCGGCCGCGCGCGCGCGTGCCACGCGCTACTTGTTGTAGCGCGCGATTCCACAACATCAATGCGTTGTCCGCGCGGCACCGCACGCAGAAGATGGCTGCACCAACGAACCACTGACCACAGAGGACACCATGGCCAAGGGCACCAAGTTCTTCCGCATCGCCACCGAAGGCGCAACGAGCGACGGCCGCGTGATCGACCGCGAAACGCTGGTCGAGATGGCCGACAACTACGACCCCAAGGTCTACGCCGCTCGCATCAATCTGGAGCACATCCGCGGCTATGACCCGGCCGGCCCGTTCAAGGCCTACGGCGATGTAACGGCTCTCAAGGCAGAAGAACAGGACGGCAAGATGCGCCTGCTCGCGCAGATCGACCCGACCGCCGATCTGGTCGCCATGAACAAGGCACGGCAAAAGATTTTTTCTTCGATGGAGATCCAGCCGAGCTTTGCCGATACCGGCGAAGCCTACCTGGTCGGCCTAGCCGTGACCGACAACCCCGCTAGCCTCGGGTGCGAGGTTCTGCAATTCAGCGCCAAGGCCAAAACCAACCCGCTCGCCGCGCGCAAACAGCACCCGGACAACCTGTTCACCGAGGCCGTGGAGGTGTGCTGCGACTTCGCGCCCGAGGCACCGAACGTGCCCGCAGGCTTTGCGGACAGCATCAAGCGCCTGTTCTCCAAGCAACGCCGATCGGACGCCGACACCGACGCGCGCTTCGCTGACATGCAGGAGGCCGTGCAGACGGTCGCGCAGCAGGTGCAGACCACCGGCGAGCAGTTCAGCACGGCGCTCAAGGCCGTCACCGACCAGTTGACCGCCCTCAACAACCAAGCCGCGGAACGCGACAAGCAGTTCAACGCCCTGAAGGCCCAGTTGGAGCAAACCGACGCCTACGCCACGCGCCCGCCCGCCACCGGCGGCGACGGCACCACCGCGCTCATCACGACCGACTGCTGACTCGGCCCACCGCCCTGCAGCACACCATCCAGACTACAAATCGGAGTCACCACATGCGCAACGAAACCCGCCGCCTCTTCGCGGCCTACAAGGACGCGATCGCCAAGCTCAACGGCGTGGCTCGCGTCGATGAGAAATTCAGCGTCTCGCCGACCGTCCAGCAGAAGCTGGAGACCAAGGTGCAGGAGTCGAGCGAGTTCCTGTCCCGCATCAACTTCTACGGAGTGACCGAGCAGGAAGGCGAGCGGATCGGCCTGGGCGTGTCCGGCCCGGTGGCGAGCACCACGGACACCACCCAGCAGGACCGTCAGACGGCCGACATTGCCACGCTGGACGGCCGCGGCTACCGGTGCGAACAGACCAACTCCGACACGCACATCACGTACCAACGTCTGGATGCGTGGGCGAAGTTCCCCGACTTCCAGACCCGCATCCGCGACGCCATCATCAAGCGCCAGGCGCTGGACCGCATCATGATCGGCTTCAACGGTGTGAACCGTGCTGCCACGTCCAACCGGACGGCCAATCCCATGCTCCAGGACGTCAACAAGGGATGGCTGCAACACGTGCGCGAGCAAGCTCCGCAACGGGTGATGAAGGACGGCAAGGCGGCCGGAAAAGTCACGATCTCTTCCCAAAAGAAGGATCGAGACTTCGAGAACCTGGACGCCCTGGTCTTCGACATCGTCAATAACCTGATCGAGCCGTGGTACGCGGAAGACCCCGACCTTGTGGTCGTCTGCGGGCGGGAACTGCTGGCCGACAAGTATTTCCCGCTGGTCAACAGGACCCAACCCCCGTCGGAGATGCAGGCAGCCGACGTCATCATTAGTCAGAAACGCATTGGCAATCTGCCCGCCGTCCGCGTGCCCTACTTCCCGGCCAAAGGGTTGCTGGTAACGCGCCTGGACAACCTGTCCATCTACTACCAGGAGGGGGCCCGCCGCCGCACCATCGTGGACAACGCGAAGCGCGATCGCATCGAGAACTACGAGTCGAGTAACGATGCGTATGTGATCGAAGACCTGGGTTGCGTCGCGCTGGCCGAGAACATTGTGCTCGACCTCACGACCGAAGAGGCTGCGCAATGACGAGCCCGGCCCGCAACCACTTCCTGCGCGTGACGGCCGCGATGGCAGCCAAAGCGGCGCAGGCCGGCAACCCGCTGCGCTACGCCACCGGCCACGAGCTGATGCTGGCGCAGCTGGCCGAGCACAAGCGGCAGCTCAAACAGGTCCAGTCCGTCGAGCGCAAGGCCGAGCTGAAGCGCAAGTTGCTGCCCGAGTACGCGGCCTGGATCCGGGGCGTTCTAGAAGCCGACACGGGCGCCCAGGACGAAGTCTTCATGACGGTGATGGTGTGGCTGATTGACGCCGGCAACTTCGCCGACGCCTTGCCGCTGGCCGCCTACGCGATCCGGCACCAGATGGCGATGCCCGACCAATACCAGCGCACCACGGCCTGCCTGATCGCCGAGGAGTTCGCCAGCATGGCCCTGAAGGCAGTCGAGGCCGGCGATCCGGTGGACGTGACCACGCTACGCGAGGTGGCCGAGCTGGTGGCGGCCGAGGACATGCCGGACGAGGTGCGCGCCAAGCTGCACAAGGCATTGGGCTACGGCGTCTATGCACTGGCGGAATCGGTGCAGACGGACCGGGCCGACGCGCTGCGCAGGGACGCCCTTGCGCAGCTGCGGCGCGCGCTGGAGCTGCACGACAAGTCTGGCGTCAAGAAAGACATCGAGCGCATCGAACGCGACATCAAGAACACAGCGAAGGCCAACGCCCAGGAAGGCGACGGCCGCAGCTGATACCGAGCGTGACCCCGCGCATCGAGGCGGCACGGGGCGACCTTCCGGCGTGCCGCGAATCGTCGCCCCGTCCACCGCCTCCCAGCTCATCAACACCATGTCCTCGTTCATCGCAGCAGCACCCGTCCCGACGCCGGCGCAACCCGGCGGCCAGCCGATCGGCAATGACGGCTTCTTCCCCGACATCGACGTCGACCAGGCGCGCGCCGCAATGCGTCTGGACGGCACCGTCACCCCGGAACGGCTGCGCGCCGCGCTGGTCGATGCGGCGCTGTCCGTCAACGACGAGTTGGCCGGCTGGAAGTCCCGACAGTTGGCCGCCGGCTTCGCGGAGCTTGGCGCAGTGCCCGCGCAGTGGATCGACGGCCTGAGCCGCCACGTGCACCGCTACCTGCGCGCGGTGCACTGCACGGCGGCCGCCTGGCTGATCGAGCGGTACCGGTCGTTCGACGCCACCGCGGCCGGCGACCGCAAGGCCGAGGCGGAAAACACATCGGTAGACGATCTGCGCCGCGATGCGCGCTGGGCAATCAGCGACATCGCCGCCGCGCCGCGCACCACTGTGGAGCTGATCTGATGCGCGTACGGGCCATCCAGGGCGACACCATCGACGCCATCTGCCAGCGGGTGTACGGCCGCACGGCGAGCGTGACGGAAGCCGTGCTGGCCGCCAATCCCGGCATTGCCGATCTGGGTCCCATCCTGCCGCACGGGACCGAGCTGGTGTTGCCTGACATCTCCCCGCAGCAGCAGGCCGTGCAGACGGTGCAGCTGTGGGACTGACCCCAAGGAACCATATGGCTGAACCCATCGCAACCAGCACGTCCGCCGCCGCTATCGCCGTCACAGGCGTAGGCGCGATTTCGCTGCTGCCGGGCGTAGATCCCGGAACTGTGCTCGGCGCGTTCGCCGGCGCGGCGGTCTTCGCGCTCAACTCGGGCGAACTGACGGTCGCAAAGAAACTGTCCTTCCTCGTGCTGTCGATCGTGGCGGGCGTCCTGTCGGCGCCGCTGGCCGCCACCCTGATCGCCCGCACGCTTCCCGCCAACACCGAAGTCAGCGAGGCCGTGGGCGCGCTGGTGGCCTCCACGGTGGTGGTGCGCCTGCTGCTGGCGCTGATCCGTGCGGCCGACAACAGCGACAAGCTGCTGGCCGCCCTGAAGAGCAACAACCGTGGAGGTAACCAACCGTGAATGCCCTGTTCATCGTGCAGGCGGTGCTGTGCGCGCTGATCGCGCTGCGCCTGTTGCTGTTCAAGCGCGACGGCGCCGCCCACCGCCCGTGGGCGTCGAGGCTGGCCTACGTCCTGATCGTGCTGGCTGGCGCCGTGCCCATCGGCGTGCTGTTCGGCCGCTACGACTGGGCGCTGCTGGCACAGAACGGCATCACCGCTGTCCTGTGCCTGGCGGTGTTCTCCGTGCGCGGCAACGTGGTCGAGCTGTTCCGCATGGGCGGCGGCGCCGACACGTCCTGGCTGGTGCGCCTGCTGCGGGGGTCCGTATGACGATCCTGAGACCTGGCGACATCGGCGCAGAGGTGCGCGAGCTGCAGCGCCTGTTGGCCGCCCGTGGCTTCACCGCCCCGGACACAGGTGCATACGATGCGCCGACCACTGCGGCCGTGCGCGCCGCGCAAGCCCGGTTTGACCTGGTGGTGGATGGCATCGCCGGCCCGAAGACTGTGCAGGCCCTGCGCACCGGCGACCGCCAGCTCGGGCACCTGACTGCGGCGGACCTGCGACGCGCGGCGGATGTGCTGGGCGTGTCGGTAGCGGCCGTGCGCACGGTCAACGAGGTTGAGAGCCGGGGGAGCGGGTTCCTGCCGGACGGGCGGCCCGTGATCCTGTTTGAGCGGCATGTCATGTATCGCCAGCTCAAGGCCGCCGACAAGAACGCGGACGCGCTCGCGGCCCAGTACCCGAACATCGTGAACCCGCGGCGCGGCGGCTACGTGGGCAAGGCCGGCGAGCACACGCGGCTGGCCCAGGCTATCGCCATCGACCGCAGCTGTGCCCTCGCGTCGGCAAGCTGGGGCCTGTTCCAGATCATGGGCTATCAGTCGGAGCGGATCGGCTACCCGAGCGTGGAGACCTTCGTGCAGGCCATGCAGAGCGACGAGGGCGCCCAGCTCGACGCCTTCGTGCGGTTCGTGTCCGCCGATCCGGCATTGCATAAGGCGCTCGCGGGCGGGAAGTGGTCTGCCTTCGCGGCGCTCTTCAACGGGCCGGCCTACAAGGACAACCTGTACGACGTGAAGCTGGCACGCACCTTCGCGCGATACCAGGCCGAAGAGAGGGAGGCCGCATGAACCGGGTGCTCGCAACCCTGGGCGTGCTGGCCGCCGTCGCCGCCCTGGGCGTGTGGCTGGCGCACAGCTACGACGCGGCCGTCGACCGCGCCAACACGGCCGAGAGAACCGCCTCCGATCTGCGCGGACAGCTCAAGGGCGCCCAGGCCAGCACCGTGACCGTCACGCAGTACGTGGACCGCGTGCAAACCATCCGCCTCAAGGGCAACACCATCATCAAGGAGATTCCGCGCTATGTCCCGATCCAGGCTGATGCTTCCTGCGTTGTCCCTCGCGGCTTTGTGCGGCTGCACGACGCCGCCGCCACCGGCACAGTGCCAGATTCAGGTACCGGCGATGCTGATGCGGCCCCCTCGGGCGTTGCGCTCTCTTCCGTCGCCGCCGCCGTCGCCGACAACTACACCGACAGCCACGCCAACAGCGAGCAATTGACGGAGCTGCAGCAGCTGTTGCGCGACCAGGGCGTGACGATCATCGGGGAGGACGCCGCGCCATGATGAAGCTTGCCAGCCTACGCGACGCGCTCACGGCCGGCGTGCCGCACCTGGCCGCCAATCCCGACACGCTGCATGTGTTCGTGGATGAGGGGCGCGTGGTCGGCACCGGCGCCCGCTCGCTCTCGTTCGAATACCAGTACACGCTAACGCTGATCGTGACCGACTACCCCGACAGCTCGGACACGATCGTCGTGCCCATCCTGGCTTGGCTGCGGACGAACCAGCCCGATCTGTTCGCCAACGACGAGCGGCGCCGTGATGGGTTCCGCTTCGAGGCCGAACCCCTCAACCACTGCACGGTAGACCTGTCGATCAAGCTGCAATTGACGGAGCGCGTGACCGTGAAGCCGGCCGGCGGCGGCTACCAGGTCGAGCACCACCCCGAGCCGATCAACGATGCCGACGACCCGGCGAGCTGGAGGCCGAATTGAGCGAGTCCCGCGAGCTGGAGGCCTGGCTGGCCGGGATGCTGGCCAAGCTCGATGCGCCGGCCCGCCGAACGCTGGCGCGGGCCGTGGCGGTCGAGCTGCGCCGGCGCCAGGCCGCCCGCATTGCGGAGCAGCGCAACCCGGACGGAAGCCCCTACGTGCCGCGCAAGCCGCAGTTGCGGCACCGGGCGGGGCGCATCCGCCGCGCCATGTTCACGCGCTTGCGGCTGGCGCGCTACATGAAGGCCGAGGCCGACGCGAACACCGCCGTGGTGACCTTCGCGGGCAACGCGCTGCGCATCGCCACAGTCCACCAGTTCGGCCTGCGGGATCGCGTTAACAAGACCGGCCTGACTGCCCGATACCCCGCGCGGGAGCTGCTGGGGCTGGACGATGCCGACCTGCAGCGCGTCACGGACCTGGTGCTCCTGCACCTGGACGACTAGGCGCGCCGGCGCGGCATGTGCGCGGGTCCGCGCCGTGCCCGCAAGCCGAGGCCGGTGCCCCCTCTTGCGCGGATGACCTTGCGCTTGCTGCCCGGCGACAACGTTCCTATGATGGGCGCTATGGATGCCGCACATCCACCGACCCGGCGGGCTCCGGGAATTTCAGATAACGGAAAATCATGGCCTACGAAATCCGCAAAATCTCGGTCACCAACCAAGGCAACTACGAGGGCACCAGCATCGACTGCCAGACGTGGGCCGATTTGCGCGCTGTCCTTCTCGATAAGAACCGTAACAGCATCCACTTCGGTCACGGCTCCAACATCCTCAACCAGAACGGCGACGTGCTGTTCCACACCCGCGATTTCAGTCTCGCTCTGTTGGAGCGCCGCATGCGCGCAGAGGCCGACGAATGGGGCCGGATCAACGCCAACGCTGTGACGCTGCGCGAAGTGCTGGCGTACCGCAACAACAGCTAGTGAGCCCAGGGCGGCACCGCCGCCTTTCCTGATTCCCCGCGAACCGCAGGGATGAACCGGTTGTCGGTTGATTATTCGCCGCAACCAGGTGATGTTCCCCGCGAACCGCGGGGATGAACCGGTTGTCGGTGGATTTTTCGCCGCAGCCAGGTGATGTTCCCCGCGCTCGCGGGGCTCGGCCGGGGCAAAACAACGCCCCGGCCACCTCCTCCACTGATGGCAATCCCTCACTGACATGCAGACCAATATTCCACACCAACCAGGTCGAGAACTCTACCTGCGCTGGGTCGAAGAAAACTCGCAACGTCGCTGGCCCAAGTGCGCCACCATCGAAGAAGCATGCTGGAGCGGACCCGCCTTCGAGCTGCACACCGCGCTCGTCGAGGCCTGGCCGCTCACCCCAGACGATGAGGGAGACCTCACGCTCGCCGAAACGACGCGCCCGATCGCGTTTGGCTGGTTGGCTGGCGCCACCTGCTTTGCATTGAGGCGACCGCACTTCCTGGCAACAAAAGGCGGGGGCCGCAGCTTGCTGAAGGCATGGGCCGAACAAGCGCCGAACCGCCGGGAAAGCCGGCGGATTGACATCAACGAGTCCCGGTTTCTGCGCTGGTTGAAGGCGACCGATTGGTCGGCGTTCTACGCCGAAACCATGGCCGCACTGCTGGTCGTGCGAGGTGTGATCATCGACGCGGGCTCGCTCTACGATATTGCTCGGATGCGGGCCGACTCGATCATTCAACATAGCAACGCTTTTAGCCGTAGCGCGGCGTTCACGTTCTACGAGGCACAGCCACTGCACCATGATTGAGATTTACCGCGTCTATCTGAAATCTGCGGTGGAGCCGGGCAACCCCGTGGCGACCCACAAGACGAACACCGGCAGCCGTGCCGTAGCGCTGGCCGCATTCGCTGAACTTGTGAACTGCACCGAGTTCGACGGGCAGCGCCGCGTGGCCGTGCTGTCGCGTAATAATCGGCAGGTGGCCTATCACCGATTCGACCTGGAGCCCGGGTTCCCCGACTACTGGCGCGATCGCCTGGACGAGATCGTCTGGCCGTAGCCGGTAAAACTGGCCTGCTGTTGTAGCAGGCGCCAGCACAACAAAGGCCGCGTGACCCGCTCGCGCGCGCCCGGCACTCTGCGGTCATGGATACCGCAGACCTCGCCCGCCTTCTCGAAAACCTCCTCCGCCTCGGCACAGTGGCCGAAGTGCGCCACAGCACCCCGCCCGCCGTGCGCGTGCAGACCGGGGGCATTACCACCACCTGGTGCCCCTGGGCCGAGCGCCGCGCCGGCCAGACCCGCACCTGGAACCCGCCGACCGTGGGCGAGCAGGTGCTGTTGTTCTGCCCGAGCGGCGACCCTTCCAACGCCGTCATCCTGTGCGGCATCCCGACCGCCGACAACGACGTCCCGAGCAACGACCCCAATCGGACCGTCACGCTGTACCCGGACGGTGCGCTGACCAGCTACGACCACGCCGCCG